CCAAGATTGTACTTTTAATCAAGGATCGTACAAAGATAAGGTTTTAGGGTGAGAAGAATTCTACAGTATCGACCTTACGGCCGCTACTGATCGTTTTCCTATCGCCTTTATCCGCCAAGTCTTTGAACCCATCCTCCCGAAATCCTATTTGGATGCATGGGAATATATTATGGTTGGCCTTCCTTTTATGTTTAATCAAAAGGGAGTAATGAAAGAGGTTAAGTATCAAGTTGGTACACCTATGGGAGCATATACTTCCTGTCTACTTTCGCCCTTTCACACCATTACATAATGTACCACTGTGCAACCCAACTAGGCATCGATTGGAAAAGTGCCAAGTATTGTTTATTAGGAGACGATATCCTCATCGGAGATCATAACCTAGCTAAACTTTACAAGGAGACGATCCTTGGTTTAGGTCTTGATTTCTCCCCTAGTAAAACATTCGAGAGCAAAGTCTTTTCAGAGTTTGCTAAACGAGTGCGTTACCAAGGGGTCGAGATAACACCCTTCCCTATTTCCTCACTGTTTGGAGGGAGGCAGATGTTTTACGACCTGCTTCCAGTCTTCTTCGGTGAGATGGATAAAGGATGGAGTTTCAAAGAGGGCTTGTATCAGGTCATCGGATCATACTATGCTTATGTGAAAGGTTTCAATGCGAAATATTGCAAAGAAATCGAGCGCAAAAGCGAGGTCGCCGAAAGGATCATGTTGTTCATGAAAGGAAATTCCACGGCTGTAGACGTGATAAAATCTGTCTACAGGCGAGAGAATCTTCCTACCGACCAAGTAACGAGGGAGGACATCTGCAAAGATGCCATCCAAGCGTGCCTGGTCGACCTATTCGTCGCTTCTGACCCTGCGACAGAAGAAAATCAAAAGAAAGGACAAGGTGAGCCTTTGGGCTTACTTGCCGAACGAATGGTTTTATTCTTAACAGGTGCAGAAGATGATCTCCTGGTGATATGAGCTTGTGATCATATCTCTTCGATACCTATCCTTAATGTTTACGGACAGATATCTGAGATTTATGTTCGCTTGAAGAAGTCAGCCAAATCGTCAATTAAGGATCTAGAGGTTTGACCTCTACTCCTTAAGACGGTGGGGTTACCCCTATCTGATCGAGTCTTTGTCGAAAGACAAAAGAATCGGTTAGCTAGAGGAGCTTCTA